AATTATCACATAATCGTGTGGATATACATCGGAAGTATATTGCTTATACCATTCATAGCCAATACCAGGTTTAAGGCTCATTTTCGTAAACTCGGGTTTACGAGTAATGATTTCCCCTGATTCAGGGTTAATCTCAGTATAGTGTTCTTTTGCGTTTTTTCCTGTTACCTTTTTCATAATGTATCTAGCCACGTAGGCAGCGGATTCGAAAGTAACGTCTCCAATGGTGGAATAACCAAATGGCCAGAGTAATTCAAGGTTTTCGGATCGATATAAGAGAGAACCAGCGGGACTCCTGTCCCATAATTTCTTATCATCAAAATCGAGTCCAAAGATACAAGCATGCCAGTGCGGACGGCCAAGGTTTTCACCATATTCTCCAGCCATGTAATAACGAATTCTTCGTCCAGAATACCGTTTTCGTAATCTTTTAATAAAGAGCTGAAAGTCTCTATAGTGTAATGATCTATCGCTTGGGAGATGTGCATTGTCATAAGTGAGGGTTATAAAACAGTTTTGTTCATGCATTTGAGCTTCGTGCATGCATCGAATTGCCCACTGGCGTGAGCGTTCTAATCTACAACCTACACATTGACCACATGGTAGGTTTAATGATCGTGATATATCGTGTTTTCTCAATTCTGAGAAAACTATAGTTCCATCAGTGCATTGATATGCACTTATAGGGTGATAACAAGGCATGTGAGGTGCCTGGAGGTTTTTAGAGCCTCCAGCCTCCACGTTGTGGAGATTTTTGCATATTAGCGGACTTCGTCCGTTTTGCGTTACGTCTAAAGGATTTAGCCGAACGACGTTTATTAACAGGTTTTCTATACATCATGTTTTTAACTCCTTTTTTAGGTTTGGTGTCACCTAGCACAGTTACATCTAGTAAGGTAACTGTGCTACGGCTTATTCAGCCGCCTTTTCAGGGGTAGTTTTTGCAGCTTCTACGGCTTCGGCAGCTGCTATTTCGACCAATCCAAGTTGTTCGGCTTCTGGTCGATTATCCGAATTTTCTAAAAATTCGATTAATTGAGCGGGATCGTTGTTAAACCTCGCTCTAATTTGGGCTGGTAATACCTCAAATTCATCTTGAGCCGCGATAACGCGGTTCATTGCGGTATGGTAGTCACTAATACCAGTAAAATCGCCATAACGTGGCGATAATGGTTGTTCAGGCAGCATGCCTGAAATGTTAAATTTTTCAAGAATAGTGTTGATATCACATTCTTCTTTGTAATGCTGCTGAGCCAGGGAAGCATCCTCACAATGCAACCCTGACTCATTTGACGCAGCATCTTTGTCATAGTTGTATGGTGTACGTAAAAAAATAGTATTTTTTGACATTTTTATTTCCTTATAAGATTTTTCAAAGCATTTAATGATCCAAATGCTGAACTTGCAACAGTTCCAATATCTTTTGCGATAAGTGGAGCATAACTAAAATCTTTATAGTATTTACCTTCCGCTACATTTTTCGGAAGGATTGATTCGTGTAATGCTGACTGAGCATCATTAACACGTGTTTGAGCTCTATATAAAAGCTCTTGAGCAGATAAATTTTTTAATTCTTGTTTAATATTGGGATTCAAATCCCTTTTATTTGCTGTATCAGCATTTAAATTATCTGCTTGTGCATCAGACTGATTTGTCTGAGCTTGCGTAAGTTTATTCTGTACTAATTGTGATTGGGCTTGAGCTGATGTTAACGCTGAATTTACAGCGTTAGCCATAGCATTTTCTACTTTTGGTGGTGCTGATGATGTTGCTGCAGCACCCGCTGGTGTACCAGCTCCTCCTTGGCTATAAGCTAGCATAGGGTTAAGGCCAGCAGCCTTAAGATCCTCTACAGCAGTTTGATATTGAGTAGCTCTCATATCCTTTTGAAACTGCATTTGTCTTTCACTTTGAGCTTGATTAAAAGCATTAGCGTTTTGCATATATTGCAAATTTGCTTGGTTTGCGGAATTTGTTCCCAAAAAAGATCCTGCAGCACCAATTAGTGGAGCTGCAATATCTTTTAACCCAATGCCACTAACGGCATTGGATATTGAGTTGATTATTCCGCCAAACATTAAAAGTGATCGATTAAGCCAGGTACTGAGTACATTGGCATTGGTCGTGCTTTTTTACAATCAAAAAAGCTATCAAAAATAAATTGTTGTCCGTTAGCAGCTGCACCCACTGCTACTACTCGACTCACTGGTGGTGTGTCTTGAATAAACGTTGAATTCAACGTAGGTGTAGCAGTGAATTTTTGTGCAAGATGCCAGGCATCAATAGTTCCAGCAGCAGTAGAACGGAACAAACTTGAAATGCGGCTAGGATAATATCTGTATTCTGCCCAGCGTTCTTGATAGCCAAATACATCATTATCCCCAGAAGTACCTGTAACATAAATTTCCTTATTAAGGACGGCTTGTTCGCCTAAAGTTGCAAATGCTGGGAAATAGAAATCGTATCGTGTTGAACGACTCCACATACGCTGCAATCCTTGCTGGTATGTAAGATCAGCACGAACTGATACTAATCCTAAAATGACACCATGTTCAGTAGCTGAGTAAGTAAAGCCATGATTATGAGCCAAGGCAGTACCCATAGCAGCAAGTGTGCCCATAGGGGTAGTAGTTCCACTAGCATTAGTACCCGACGTCTGAGCGATCGGATTAATATTAATATTGGTTGATCCACCCCCGATGTACTCGGGACGCTGTAAGCGAGCATCAGGAGAAATAACACCAAAATGTGAGCGTATAATTTCAGTATAACGAGTACCGCCACGGGCGTCCCTTTCAAGAAGTTTTTGAATCTGAAATGATTGACGTAATTGGTTAATTGTTGCAGCAGTAGCTGCAGATAAGTCAGCATATAAAGCTGACTTTGGTGCAACTGGTGTTCCACCAGTTTCATCTAAATTTAAATGAATACCTGCACCTAAATTACCTTCAGTTAAATATCTCTCAATACCATTACCATTAAGAATTGTTGCATAAGAATTAGTTGTTGCACTTACTTTTATAGGTGCTTGTGTGCCTAACGGCAATGTTACAGAAGCACCTTTTTGAGGCCATGGAAGGGAAGAAGTAAAGTAATCTTTTCGTTTTCCACGTCGTAATAAAGTATAGTCAGTAACAGTATCAGGGCCATCACCAGTATCAACAACGACAGAATTCTGTAAATTTTCATCTCTAAACCACTCGTTATAAATTAAATTGTATGCACGTGGCCAGAAAGCACAGTGGGATACAGTATTTACTCCAGCTACTTGACCTACAGTAGGTAATCCCATGTAATCTTGTAATGAACCTATAGCGTATCCACCAGCTGGTGATACTTGTTGGGGTACAACATAAGAAATCGAACTACTCGGATTATTTTGTTGACCCATAAACTTTTGCCAATTGTGCCAAATAAGCCTATTTGGGACAAAGAAAAAGAATGAATCTAAGTGCATATTATCCATAATTGGATAAAGAGGTGTTGCTAGACGGGCAAATGCCGTCATATTTAGGCGAAATGTATCGCCTGGGAGCATTTCATCTACGTACACTGGTACGAGATAACCAGCATCGAATGTTGTTTTATGTGTTGATTGACAATCAAATGAAGAGCGGGGGATATCCGCTTTTGGAATCATTGTAAATTGATGAATATCTACCGATTGATTACGATGCATTTTATTAAGCTCCCTAGTATATTCCGACCCAAAGATACTACCTTTGAGTCGGTTTTATTTTAAATCATTCCTTAGGTATTTTTACCTGTTTTCCCAAGGATAATAATTTTGGTTGATCATGTAAAGCAAATTGACCAGTATTATCGTCAAATTCGCCAAACTCATATAAATCAAAGTCATCAGAATGATTAAATAATTGGTTATCGGCATCAGCACGATTAACCTCGTCGCTAAAGCTCCTTATTGCGACACCAACAGACGGAACAAACATTGGGCGGCCATAAGCATCGGCTGCACGATCTTTTACAGAACATAGTACTAATTTCATGAGGAATATCCTTAAGTGAGGTTACGTTTAAGTTTTTGAAGTTTTGCCTTTACGACTTGCTCTTTTACAAGCAATCGTTCTGGTGTATTGTCTTCATGGTTTAGTTTAGCAGACTTTTCACGGATGTAAAGTAATTCGTCAAACTCATACGGTTGATCTATTTTATATTTTTTATCATAGTATTTTGGGGGTTTGACCTTTTTTCCACGAACTATCACATAGTCGTGAGGATACACATCGGAAGTGTATTGTTTATACCATTCATAGCCAATAC